ACGGAAAAAATTACACAGTTCAGCAGAACTGGTATTGCCAAAATCAGAAGCAAAACCCGCACACTCCGCGAGTCATGGCGTCACTTGGTCTCGATCCCGTCGAAGTGGATCGATTCATACAGACGTGCCTTTTTCCAGAAGTGCAACCAGCCCCAGGTTCTGGAGATGCTGGCCAACCTTGCCGTGAGTAAGTAATGTTTGGATTCGCCCCATTTGCCCGTGTCCCGTTTGCTTCGATTCCGAAGACGGGGGTTCCTGCGCTTGCAGAAATCACGGGCGCACAAATGGTGGCGCAGCTCACTGCACCCAGCGTGGTGGGCATTGGCAACGTGCTGCTTGTAGCCCAAGAGCTACAGGCCTTTACCGGCACGTTTACCACGGACTCTGCCTACCGCCTCACGGGCCAGGCGCTGCAGTCCTACATTGAGAATCTGTCAGTTTCCGGCAAGGGTACGACTACCCTGGCCAGTCAGTTGCTGACTGCCGAACAGGGGGTGATGCGTACCGGCCTGGCGGTCTACGTGTTCTCGCAGGTGCTCAATGCGGCGACTGGCACCTTGGCCACCGAGGCCAAGGGCAATGTGGTCCTGACCGGCTCGGAGTTCGCTGCGATCGTCGATTCGGTCGCCGTTCAGGCTAAGGCCACGACCACGCTCACAAGCCAGGAAATTGCTGCGCTGCAGGCGGCCGTCGAGATCTATACGCAGACCAAAGTTTACGTTAGCTCTCAGCAAATCCTGGGGGCAATCCAAAGTCTTTTGGTGAGTGGAGACGCCAATACGACCGTCACCTCACAAGAGATCGTTGCGTACCTCAACAGCGTGTCGACAAAGGCAAATGCGACAACACTGGTACCGGAAAACCCAATGGTGGCAAGTTACGGATCGTTGTCCGTAATTGGCGAAGCAAACGTCATTCTTGCTTCGCAACAAGCTATCATAAATGTAAGTAGTGTGTTAGTATGGGGCGAGATTCCTGACCCACAAAATCCGAATTGGGTGGTCGTCGATGACGTCCAGTCTGAGGTGTGGGTTCAGGTCAACGCGGCTCAAACCACAACGTGGACCGCGCCCGTCAAACCCCCATCTACCTGGACCGTGGTAGATGACACACAGGACGATAATTGGAATGAAGTGATCCACTGAGAACCGAAGGAGCAGAAAATGCCATCAAGTTACAGCCCCCTCAAAATCCAGATTATGGAGACCGGGGAAAACTCCGGAACATGGGGCGATGTTACGAACGTCAACCTTGGCACTGCTCTTGAGGAAGCAATTGTTGGCAATGCCGATATTTTGTTCTCCGGATCTGATGTCATTCTGACCCTGACCAACACCAACACCACACAACCTGCGCGCAAACTGCGCCTGAACTTGTATGGTAGCTCTGGTGGCGCACGGACCCTCACGGTCCCTGGAATCGAAAAAAACTACATCGTCAACAACGCGCTTTCCGACCAGGTTGAGGTCAGAAATGCATCTGGCACCGGTGTAATCGTCCCTGCTGGACGTTCAATGTTCTTGTACAACGACGGGACCAACGTCGTTGAGGCAACGAACCACATGTCCAGCTTGACGCTGACCACGGCTCTCCAGCCTTCCAGCGGAGGCACTGGAGCAACCTCTCTTGTTGGCGCTCGCGCCAACATTTTGCCTTCCTATGCAGGCAATGCGACTAAGGCGCTTGTGGTCAACGCGGGAGCCACGGACGTTGAGTACCAGGTTGTTGGCAACGTCTTCACAACCGCTTTTCAAGAGGTGTCGAACAAGACGCTTCTCGGCACTCAGGAAAAAGTGTCGGTTATCGGATCTTCTGCCTCTGGCACCGTTGATCTGGACGTACTGACCGCTTCCGTCCTTTACTACACAGGATCGGCCGTCGGCAACTGGACGCTGAATATTCGGGGCAACGGTGGCACGACATTGAACAGCATCATGGACGTTGGTGATGCGATTAGCGTTGCATTCCTCAACACCAACGGCGGCAGTGCCTACCGTCAGACCGCATTCTCCATTGACGGAAATGGTGTGACGCCCAAGTGGCAAGGCGGCTCGGCCCCTGGCACTGGCAACGCAAACAGCATTGATTCTTACATCGCCACCATCATCAAGACAGGCAGCAATGCCTATGTGGTGCTGGAGGCTCAGACGAGGTTCGCATAATGCCGCTGCTCAGTACGTTTGCTAACGCAGGAGCACGTGGTTACGGGCTTGCTGGAGTAGGACTGGCTACCGCCCCTGGTATTGGCACTGCTACTGCAACCGGAGCAAATTCCGCATCCGTGACCTACACGGCTCCGTTAAGCGACGGCGGATCTCCGATCACCAGCTATACCGCTGTGGCAAGTCCTGGTGGGCAAACCGCGACTGTTTTTCAGTCAGGCTCTGGCACGATCAATATTGGCGGCCTGTCCCAGGGCGAGTACTACACCTTCACGGTGTACGCCACCAATGCGCTGGGCAACAGCCCACCAAGTGGATCAAGTAATCAGATTCGCACCTACGGCGTTCCAGATGCTCCGACTATCGGATTTGCATCACTGAGTGGCACTTCTGCTGCCGACGTCTCGTACTCCGCTCCAGCTTACAACGGTGGATCTCCGATCAGCAGTTATACGGCTGTCTCTACCCCAGGCGGGTATACAGGCACTGTCAGTACTTCTGGCTCCGGCAGCATCTACGTTTCGGGGCTGCAGCCGAGCACGAACTACAGCTTCCGTGTCTATGCGACAAACGCCTATGGCAGCAGTTCGTACAGCGGATTTAGTAACACGATCACAACGCCTTCACCGCTCACGATTTCGGTAAGTCCTACAGCTTTTTCGCTTGGACCTCAATCCGTCGGCACCTGGCAGTACCGAATCATCAATGTCAGTGCATTCGGTGGCACGGGAACTATTACGATCCAGGAGACAAGTCGGCCATCGACATGGCGCGTCAGCGTGGACGGTATTATCGGCCAAAGCTCCCCCTCATACACCACGGCCACAAAGAACTTTACGTTGACAGGCGGCCAAACTATTCAGGTCACCTTGGGTGTTCAGTACGGCGGACCGGCATTCTTGCCATACGTAACTTTTGCTGCCGTGAACTACCCGACACAACCAGAAAACATCACCATCACGGTGAACATACCATAAGGAGGGGAGCGCATGGAGAACCAGGACCTCAAGTACTTCAAGGCCCAGGCCCAGGCGGAACTCAACCGTCTGGAGGCCGACAGCACCGCAAAAGAGGTTGCCGGAAAGGCAATCGGCAAGCAGGGGCTGTTTTACATCACGTTCATCGTGGTCATCGGTGTTCTCGCGTCGCTGGCGCTTGAGGAGTCGAAGATCGCGGCTGTGATGGGTCTTTTGGGTGCCGCACTGACTGCCTTGATCTCCATGCTCAACGGCATCGCTGGCGCGAGCCCGAAGCAGGAAAAGCCCGAGTTCGAGGTTATCAAGGCGCTTATTGAGCGTCTTGACAAGCTTGACCGGCAAGAGCCCCCGATGAAGGTCGAGGTCGAAGGAAACAAAGTCACCGTTCGCAAGGGCGATGATGTCGTAACGACAAACAAGGAGTAGCCATGCTTTCTCTGTTTTCCACCCTTGGCGGCCTTCTGATCTCGGGCCTTCCAAAGCTCCTGGAATTTTTCCAGAACAAGGCCGACCAGGCGCATGAGCTGCGCCTAGCGGCGCTTCAGAATGAGCGAGAGCTGGCTTTGGCTGCTCAAGGGTTCGCCTCTCAACAGCGTATTGAAGAGATCCGCACCGATCAGGTTCAAATGGAGACCGACGCCCGAATGACCGAGGCGGCGCTTGCTCATGATGAGAAGGTGCTTGAGAAGGCCAGCCGCTGGGTGGCCAACTACGTCGGCACTGTGCGTCCTACTGTGACATATATTTTTGTGTTGGAACTGCTGCTGATCAACGGCTTTATGGCCTTCTACCTGTGGCAGCACCCCAACCTCATCACCAGCATTGACGACATCATCCGCTATTCCGACCTGATTTTCAGTGCCGATGAAATGGCCATGCTGGGCGGGATTATTGGTTTTTGGTTTGGATCGCGAGGCTGGCAGAAAAAATGAAGCTGTCCAAGGTTGGCGAAGACTTGATGCATCGCTACGAAGGTTTTCGTAGCAAGCCCTACCTTTGCCCCGCCCATATTTGGACGATTGGATATGGTCATGTCCTGTACCAAGAGCAGATTCGGCTCCCCATGGCCCGGCCGGAGGGGAAGACCAAAGACGACATCCCGATGATCCGTCGTGAATTTCCGCTCAAACCGGAGGACAACCGTGTCTGGACAAAAACTGAGATTGACGAATTATTCCGTGCTGACGTCGCGTCTTTTGAACGCGGTGTTCTTCGACTTGTTCCCCGCGTACTTGGCCGTCAAGGCAGCTTTGATGCTTTGGTCTCTTTTGCCTTCAATGCAGGGCTAGGCAACCTCCAGCGGTCTACCATTCGGATGCGCGCAAATCGCGAGGACTGGGAAGGGGCCGCCGAGGCCTTCATGGCATGGACAAAAGGGGGCGGCAAGGTCTTGCCCGGGCTTGTCAAACGACGTCAGGCAGAAATTGCCCTCTTCCTGAGTTAAAAGGAAAATACTGACATGCCACTACAACGACTTTTTCTAAAGCCTGGAATTGACAAGCAGAACACCGAGTACGGCGCGGAAGGCGGCTGGATCGACTGCGACTTTGTTCGGTTTCAGTATGGGCTGCCCGAGAAGATTGGTGGCTGGACCTGGTTCAATGAAACCGAGACCTATCTTATTGGACAGATCACCGAAGTCTTTACCTGGAACGATTTGGGAGGGGTTCCCTACGCCATAGTGGGAACCAACAGGAAGCTGTATGTGTTCACCAACTCTCAGTGGTTTGACGTCACCCCGATTCGTGACACCATTGTTGGCGTAACCTTCACCACGGTCAACGGATCAACGACAGTTCGTGTCAATGCTCCGGCACACAACGCCATCGTCGGTGATTTCGTCACGCTTGAGTCAGTGACAGGAAATCCGGGAGGGATTCCCAACGCATCGTTGGATGCCGAATTCGAGATCAAGGCAATCATCAATGCCAACACTTTTGAGATAACAAGCCCTGTAGCTGCTACGGCGACCGCCACTGCAGTTGGAAGTGGCACCGCGATATTCCAGATCAACGTAGGCTCCGACGTCAACTACTTCGATTACGGCTGGGGCACAGGCGTGTGGGGTGAGAGCACGTGGGGTACACCGCGTTCAAGTGCAGGGCAAGGCAAGGCGCTTTTTTCTCGCGTGTGGCAATTCGACAGCTATGGCGAAAATGTTATCTGTCAGCTTGTCGATGGCGCAACCTATATCTGGGAGCCGAGTCTAGGAACAAACACCAGGGCATCGTATGTTGTTGGTGCTCCGACAGCAAGCAAATACGCGCTGGTCTCTACCCCGGACAGGCACCTTGTCTGCTTTGGCACGGAGACCACGATCGGCTCTGCCAACACGCAGGACCCAATGTTTGTCCGATTCTCCTCCCAAGAGAACATTAACGACTTCACCCCGACAGCAACTAACACTGCAGGCGGCCAGCGACTGAACGACGGAAGCCGAATCGTTTCAGCGATTCGTTCACGTGGTCAGATTCTGATCTTTACAGATACCGCCTTGCACGGTATGCAGTTCATCGGGCCACCCTATACGTTCGGCTTCCAGCAGCTCGGTGCGAACTGCGGCTGCGTCGGTCCGCATGCAGCGGTCGACGTGAACGGCTTATCTTTTTGGATGGGCGTTGAGGCCTTCTACGTGTTCGACGGTACTGTGAAAAAGGTACCTTGCACCGTGCAGGAGTATGTGTTCCGAAACATCAATCTCGTGCAGGCACAGAAGTTCCACGTTGGTGTGAACTCTCAGTTCAACGAAGTGACGTGGTGGTACTGCTCTGCTGGAGTGAACTACATCGATCGCTTTGTCACGTACAACTACCTGGAGAACACCTGGCA